TGCTGTTATGAAGTTTACTAATGCTAGTGATGGAACTGGTGAATCAGCAGTAAAAAAAGTTGATGTGTCTGCTCTAAGTGCTAACAGTTTAGGGCAGTCATGCACTTCAGTAACAATATCAAGAATATATTGGGCTTGTGTAGGAATGAGAGTAAATATTGAATTTGATGCTAGTACTAATGTTCTAGCTATGCCATTACCAGCTGATAGCACAGGTGATGAGTATTATGATTTATTTACCGGTATTCCTAATAACGCAGGTTCAGGTGTAACCGGAGATATTGACTTTACAACTGTTGGTCATTCAGACGGAGATGCATACTCTATAATATTAGTATTAACAAAAATTTACGAATAGGTAAAACTATGACAATTAAAAAAGAAGAAAATGGGCATTTTGTAAATGGCGACCCAGCTTTTGTTATATGGAATGGCGAAGAATTAGTAGCAGGACCATTAAGAGAAGCAGAAGCCAATGCTATGCTCAAAGAACTTAAACCAAAAAAGAAACCAGCTGCAAAAAAACCAGCTAAAAAACCAAAGGTGAAAAAATGAAAAAATCAAAATATAAATCAATGAGACGTGGAAGAAAAGCTTCTAAATATTCATCAATGAAAAAAGGCAGAACGGCTAAAAATAATATGCCAGAAACTTTTAATGAGATGATTAAAAAGAAAATAGGCGGCAGAGTTTAGCGATAAACAATGAGTCGTTCTTCCAAAGATTCTCGTTTAAAGAGAGCAGGTGTTAGTGGGTACAATAAACCAAAGCGTACCCCTAACCACCCTAAAAAATCTCACATAGTTGTTGCTAAAGAAGGCGACAAAGTAAAAACAATTAGATTTGGACAACAAGGTGCAAAGACTGCAGGTAAACCTAAAGCTGGTGAATCTCGTAGAATTAAAATGAAAAGAAAGTCTTTCAAAGCTAGACACAGAAAAAATATTAGAAAGGGTAAAATGTCAGCAGCATATTGGGCAAACAAAGTAAAATGGTAATGTCCAGAACTGCTTTTAGACAAAGTACTTTAAAAGCACCAGCATCAAAAAAAAATAAAGTTTTAAAAAATGCGAAAAAAAAGAGACCCAAAAGTAGGAACAGGTAAAAAGCCTAAAGGCTCTGGTCGTAGGTTATACACTGACGAAAATCCTAAAGATACAGTTAGCATTAAGTTTGCAACCCCAACAGATGCTAGGGCAACAGTTGCAAAAGTAAAAAAAATAAAAAAACCTTATGCTCGTAAAATACAGATATTAACTGTAGGAGAGCAAAGAGCAAAAGTTATGGGTAAAAAACAAGTAGCAGGTATATTTAAAAAAGGCAAAGAAGCAATAAGGAAAGCACATGGGAAAAAATAATGACAACAATTAAAGATGCTTTAAATGCTATTGAATCACATGAAAGAGAGTGTAAAGCATTATATAAAAGTATTGATAAAAGATTAGAAGATGGTTCTAAAAGATTTGATAAATTAGATAATATGATTTGGGCAGTTTATCCTTTTATTGTGGGCGTAGTATTTTTAGCGAGGTTTATATAATGAGTAGAGCACAAAAAATTAATAAAGTAATAAAAGGTTTAAAAAAAGCTAGTAAAACACACGCAAGTCAAGCTAAAACTTTAGAATCTATAAAGCTTAAAAAAGGTGGAAAAACTAAAAGTAGAGTTAATGAAGCTGGTAATTACACAAAACCCGGATTGCGTAAAAGAATATTTAATAGAATTAAAGCAGGTGGTAAGGGTGGAAAGCCCGGTCAATGGTCTGCTCGTAAAGCACAAATGATGGCTAAAGCTTATAAAAAAGCAGGTGGCGGATATAAGTAATGTCTTACTTAATTAGTAATATACCGCATTTTAAATGTTGGGTAAGAAAAGAATTTACGGCTAATCACGAACAATATCATGGAGAATATTTACACGCTATTGCAATAGCAGTTAATACTATTCCTGATAGGTCTTTATCTTTTCAAGTTGTATTTACAGGTATTGATGAAGAAGATAATGTTCATGGTGGAGCTATGTGGGCTCGTATGCCTATACAAGCTTTAATAGCAGACATACCTTGTGATACTTGGGGCGAACCAATGGAAGACCATCTAGCACAACCTTGGGATTGTGAAGCAAGAAATCACTCTGTTGTAGTAATAGATAGAGTAAGCTCTAGTCCTTGGATAGCAAAAATTGATAATAATTTTTATCGTGCTAAATATATGTTTACTGTGGATTATACAGGCAATTCAATAGCAGATTGTCCTGCACAACATAAACAATCTCATGTGTTATATATTACAGAAGATTGTAAATGGAAAGGTAATTTTGTTGCACTTCCTAATAATAGAGTAAGAGCTACAAGTCCTGCATTATGGGTTACAGGTGAAGGACCACCAGATTTTGCACCATCACAATATTTACATTCTGCAGAAGGACACGAAAGTTATTTAAGTCCTGAAATAACATTTAATAATTTATATAGCGAAGGTTTTGAAGAGGAAGAATAATGCCATTAAAAAAATCACAAAGGTCTTTAAAAGACTGGGGTAAACAAAAATGGAGAACTTCAGATGGAAAACCAAGTAAAGGTAAAAAAAGATATTTACCTGACAAAGCATGGAAAGCATTAAGTGCATCAGAAAAAAGAGCAACCAATAGAGCTAAAGCAGCAGGTGCTAAAAAAGGTAAACAATTTGTAAAACAACCTAAAAAAATAGCTAAGAAAACAGCAAGGTATAGATAATGGCAACAAGCGGAACTACAGCATTTAATTTAGATTTAAGTGATATTATTGAAGAAGCATATGAGCTATGTGGTCTTGAATTGCGTTCAGGTTATGAATATAAAACAGCTAGAAGAGCTTTAGATTTATTATTTTTAGAATGGCAAAACAGAGGTTTAAATCTTTTTAGTGTAGAAGAAGCTACACAAACTTTAACAGAAGGAACATTAAGCTACACATTAGATAGTAATGTTTTAGATATTATAGAAGCATTTATAAGAACAGATGCTAGTGATGTTAATAAACAAAATGACCAAACATTAAGAAGAATATCTGTAAGTGAATATGCACATATATCTAATAAATTAAATAAAGGTAAACCTAGTTTATTTTACTTTGATAGAAACATTAGCACTCCAGCCATAAAATTATGGTCATCACCAGATGGTAATGAAACTTATACATTAGTATATTTTTATGTAAAAAAAATAGAAGATACAGGTAATGTAGGCACTAATAATACAGCTGTACCTACAAGATATTTACCATGTATGACCTATGGATTAGCTTATAATATAGCTTGTAAAAACAATGATGCTTTGCAAAAAGTGCCTATGATAAAACAAAAATACGAAGAACTATGGAATGATGTTAGTGATGCAGATAGAGAAAGAGCATCAGTAAGATTTGTTCCTTTTAATAATCACATTTAGTCATGGCATATACGGCAGGGAAAAAAGCTTTAGGTATCTGTGATAGATGTGGATTTACTTACAAATTAAATGAACTTAGATACGAAACAGAAAATAAAGTTAGAAATGGACTGAGAGTTTGTTACGATTGTTATGACCCAGACCACCCACAACTAGATGTAAATAGTATGTCAACCATAGACCCACAATCTTTGTATGATGCAAGAGTTGATACTGGAGAAGCAGATTCAAGAGAGTTATTTGGTTTTGACCCTGTAACTGGAACAGGATTAATAATGCGTGGCACTATAGGTAAAGTAACAATAACAACAGGATAATATGACATATTCAGAATTAAAAAGTTTAATACAAGATTATTTACAAAATACTGAAACAAGTTTTGTTTCTAATATAAATAATGTAATTAAACAAGCAGAAGAAAGAATTTTAAAAACTGTAAGACTACCTAATTTTAGAAAAAATGTAGAAGGCACTATAACATCAGGTAATAAATATCTTGCTACACCTACAGATTTTTTAGATAATTTTTCTTTGTCTATAACTAACTCTGATGAACAATCTTTTTTATTATTTAAAGATGTAAACTTTATAAGAGAAGCTTATCCAAATGCATCTACTACTGGCATACCTAAACACTATGCTTTATTTGATGATACTACTTTTATAGTTGGACCAACACCAAATGCAAATTTTACAGCAGAATTACATTATTTTTATAGACCAGCATCATTAACAGCAGGTGCTGATAGTGGTACAACATGGTTATCAACTAATGCAAGAAATGCATTATTATATGGTTCTTTAATAGAAGGATATATGTATATGAAAGGAGATGCAGATTTAATGAATCAATATGAAAAAAGATATTTAGAGTCTATGTCAAGATTAAAAGTTTTAGGTGAAGGATATAATACTGTGGATACTTATAGAGATGATGCTGTAAGAGTAGAGAGAACATAATGTTTAGTGTAGATGTTCAAACAACCATAGGTGATATAGAAGTTAAAACAACTAACAATAAAGGTTTGAGTCCAGAATATTGGACTGAAAGAATAATAGATAAATTAATTTCTATTAGCGATAGTGCAGACCCAATGGTTAAAGCACAAGCACAAGCATTTAAAGATAGTATGACACAAGTTGTTCTATTATATTTAAAACAAGCTATAGCTAGTGATAGAGCTACTGTAGCAGGATTATTACAAAAACAAGGTCATAAAGATATGGCTGATATTATAAGGAGACTTTAATGGCAATTTCACAAGCTATGTGTACTTCATTTAAAAAAGAATTAATGACAGCTACACACGATTTTACTAATTCAAGCGGTAATACATTTAATTTAGCACTTTATACAAGTAGTGCTTCTTTAGGTGCAAGTACAACTGCATATACAACTTCTAACGAAGTTAGTGGAACAGGTTATACAGCTAAAGGTGGAGCATTAACTAATGTTACACCAACTACTTCAGGCACAACTGCTTTAACAGACTTTGCTGATTTAACATTTAGTACGGCTACTATAACTGCTAATGGAGCATTAATATTTAATGATAGTGCATCAGGAGACCCTGCTGTTTGTGTTCTTGCTTTTGGTGGAGATAAAACATCAACAGCAGGAGACTTTACTATTCAATTTCCAACAGCAGATGCTTCCAACGCTATTATAAGAATAGCTTAATAAATGGCTGGTTGGGGTCGAGCCGGTTGGGGTATTGGTCCTTGGGGTCAACCTGCAGTAACTATAGTAGAAGTTACTGGTGTTGCTGGTACTTCTGCACTTGGTAGCGAAACAGTAATAGCTAAAGCTCTAGTTAGTGTAACTGGAGTTGGTGCTACATCTGCATTAGGTAGTGAAACAGTTATTGGTACCGCTAATATATCACCAACAGGTAATGTTGGTACATCTGCTTTAGGTGATGAAACAGTTACAGCAGATGCAAATATTTCTCCTACAGGTAACGCAGGTACATCAGCACTAGGTAATGCTATAACGGCAGGTGCTGCTGTTACAGGAGTTTCAGGTACTGCTTCAGTAGGAACTCTTGGTGATGAATCAGTTTCTGCTTCAGCCGTAGTATCACCTACAGGTATAAGTGCTACTGGTTCATTAGGAACAGTTAGTACAATTACTGTTAATATATTATCAGTCAGTGGTTTAGCAGGAACAACAACTTTAGGCACTGTAACTCTAAAAGCAGATGCTAATGTAGATGTAACAGGTGTAAATGCTACAGGAGGAGTACAGGGAGTAAATATTTGGACTTTAGTAGATGATAGTCAAACACCAAATTATAGTAATATAATTACTACCCAAGACCCAAATTGGGAAGAGGTC